AAGCGAGTCTAGTTGGTTAAAGTAGAGGCGAAGTATACGAATCAGATCCGTGTGGTATCTCTGGTCGTATTCAACAGGCGGTACCGGTAATGCTGGCGCCTGAAACCTCTCCATTGCCATTAGCGTTTACCATCCACACGAGCATCTAGTCTAGGCACACCTAATTGCCAGTTAACCCCTAAGTCCTCTGAACTAATCTTTAATGCCATCTGACGGGCACGGGCACGGATAAATACCTGCTCCGTATAAACATCCACCGCAGTTTCAATCACCGGCTTAGAGTCCGTCGTGCCTACCGATTGAAAACCTGATCCGGGGAAGTTTCTTGGGCGAATCTGCAATGTTACTTCTGGTGCAGCGGCAGTAGATTTAGCAAAATTAATATCAGGCAACATACGACGAGTCAGCATAAACTGCTCACCGTCCGCAATATCAAAATCAGATGATTGAATGTAAGCCGCTATAGGAGCACCATCGTCATCCAAACCGTTTTCTTGGTCGTAAAGAACCCCAGTGCTAGTTCCACCGGGTGTATTAACTGCCATAGGATACTCACGTAACGGACTGTCTAACCAAGCAGTACGGTCAATATTTCCGTAATACCAGATACGCTCAAGGTAGTTATAGATTACATAGCGGTTGGGGTATGAAGAATTAGAACTTGGGTACATCCACCAGACCTCATTCCAACCCTCATTTGTGCCAGAGATAATAGTGTCGGCTTGACCAAAATTAATATCTTGAAAGATAAACTGTCGCAGGGTGCAAGGGAGCGTTTCAACACGGCCCGAATAGACATAAAACTTTTCGTTCCCCATCCAGTAAGTGACGTTATTTACGGTTACAGCAGCCCGTGGGCTAAGGATAGAGATGTTATCTGCTAGTTCCTGTAAGCCAAATACGTCCGTGGTTCCAAGAAATTGGAAAGAATAAAGGTGCGATTCTGTCCACACCAAGATCTCTTGCCTTGTTGGTAAAGCACGAACAATCCTTGAACCCCTAGAGACTCTTATAAATCCCGCAGAGTTGGTAGGCGTCGGAGTCCATTGGCCCGGATTATCCTGATCAGCCCACCTAATAAGAAGGGGGTCAAAATCAGCCACACTAGTAGAGCCAAAAGGCACACTCCCAAAACAGATAAGATGCTTGTCGTTCTGTGATACAAGAACCTGCATAGCCTTGGTTGGTACTGCATTGGGGTTGTATCCATCTGCGGTAGCCTTTGCTGAAAGAAGAATTGCATTGGTTAAAAGGGCTGTTCCGGGGTTAGTTGAAGACCCACGTTCCCAATAGTAAATTTCTCCGTCACGAATATTTGCAACTAAATCATTGTCAAAGTTGTCATACCACCAATCAATTCCGTTTATTGCAACAGGTGTTGTACCGCCAAGACCCCATTCAAGACGACTCCAACCATCTGTACCCCAACCGTAGCCAAATGTACCACCACCCGGACCGACATTTATTTGATACTTGCCAATTGTTGAGGCACCACCGTTACCTACATCTGATGCGTTAGCCGTTACTGGAACTTCTATAGTGTATGCGTTGGCGTTAATTACCGTGGCAATCTCAAAGCCTTGATCAACATTTAAAATTGCAGCCGTGACGTTACCTCCCAAAGAAGTAGCGCCAGTAAATTGAACATAATTACCAACAGTCGCCGGTGCCCCAGTATCCAAAACCGTTACGGTGGAAGAACCGTTAGAAGCAGAAAATGTTACGTCCCCCGCAGCCGTTGTGGCTTGGAGAGGGGTGATGTCATAAAAGTATCCACCTGCTTCTATATATAACTTTAGGTTCGTTCCAACGGCTAGGAAGTTGTCCCCATAAGTTGTTACGTAGTTAAATAGTTGTCGGCAAGTGCCAAGAAAGGTATTAGGCGTCTGTTTGAGCCAGCCACCAATCTTCTGGGGAAAACCCGAAAGAAAGCGAACTTTGTCGCACTCGTACCAGCCACCCTCGTTAGAGTAGTTGGTTTGATCCCGGTTTACCCCCGGCTTAAATCTAAGTGCTATAAATGGCATGGTTTCCTCACGCTACGAGTCCCGGCAGATACACTGTTTTACCGTTTTGCTTGGTAGCGGTCAAGTTTTGCTTTTTGAGGTTAGCAGGGTCGTAGGAAACGTGCACCCAGCCTGAGTCCGGTACGCCCGGAGTGTAGAACTCAAGGATTAACTGGGTGTACTCAAGGTTGTCCATAATCCACACGGCTAGGTCTGCGTTGGGGATACCGGGGATTTCGATGTCCGCCGCTTGGCCTCTGCAATGATCACTGGTTTTCGAGCCACCGACTTTTGCGTTGACCTCGGGGTGGCGGTAGCCTGAGTTGACCTTGACCCCCGTTTTAAAATAGTCCCTAACGGGCTGAAGAACTTTTTCACAAAGCGTTTTAAGATTAGCAATTTCGGTCTCCCCGGGTGTGTTGTCCATGTCGTGACGCAGTGCAGTATCAGACTTCACCATCTCGGCAAGAGAAAAGTTGGCGGTCAGGTTCATTTTTGTTGATTACTTCCTATTTTAATCCCGGTGATCAGCCCGATAAATCCACCCACGATGGTCTGAAAGGCTGGCATTAACATCTCAAAAATCTTGCTGTTGTCTACCTTTTCGTCAAACAACCCAACGCAGACTGATATAGTCATGCCCAAAAGAATCATTGACAAAGAAATAGTCGCAATAATCGTTATCCAAAACCCAAGACGCTCAAGGTTTGAGTTCATTTCTTCTTGTCCAGTATTTCGTCAAGTTGTAAGGATTTTTCCTTACTTCCAGCGCTAGAGCCAAAGTAGTACCCAAGCACCATAGTGACCGCCGAGGTCAGCGCACCCAGCACGTAGATAATTATGTCCTTGGCTTCTGGCTTCACATCTGCAAAAACAATTATTCCAAACAAAAGAAAGGTCAGACCCACCGTACCCAAGGCCAGCACGGGCGTAACAATCTTGTTTATAGTCGGCGCAAACTCACTGGTGGCAATCTCAATCTCCCGCTTACGGGCGGAGTCCATCTCTTTGACGTGAGCCTCAAGTTCAGCCAGTTGACCCTTCTGAGCCATCTCCATGAGGGTGGCCTGTGCTTTGGCTTTGGCTTCTGGGTCTGGCAGAACCTTGTCCAGAACCTTTTCCCCGATTGAAAGTAGTGCAGCGATTGGTAACATTTTTATCCCTTTGTTGCTATATATAAACCGACGTTGCTAAAGGCGTATCCGGCAAACACGATAGCCATTGATAAGTTACCCTTAGCGCCTTGTTCAAAACTTATGTATGCATAGATACACCCTACAAAAATAAGCAGCCACGGACTCATACTCTTTGCCCACGGAAGTAAGCCACCCCGTCAATAACTTCACAAAGTTCCGGCGGAAGCAACTTCCCATTTTCAAACGTCAATACACAAAACCCAGAACACCAATTGACCGGGTTCATTTCCGTATATGTAAACTGCTCACCATAAGGTTCAGCAAGCGTCCCGGCGTCTACCCCCCAACGACGCCCGTCATAATCACTAAAGGGGGTCGATCTGAGTTGGTGTAGATGCCCTGTGATAATTGATCTTCCGCTTTTCAAGGCATTGTTCCACGTACTATGAATTCCGTTGTGCCAACGATGTTTGATAACAACTGATCCGTTAATGTCAATTCGCCAGCCATAATGCCAACCGGGGAAGTAGTCCCACAACGACATCATATCTCCTATCTCAGGAGCATTAACTGCGATGTACCGATGCAGGCGAGCGTCGTGATTACCTATCGTCCACAGGAACACAGCGTTCTTTGTAGCGTTACGCACCTCATCAAGCCGATCCCTGCAAGCCTCAATTTCTTTCTTTGGTGTGGGTGGGTTCGTGCCCATCAAAGGCTCGTGCCGTGAAATCCTAGCACCATCCACAACGTCTCCGTTCATGATGACTGTCTTAGGCTTATATTCTTTTATTAGAGATACAAACGCTTTGTGCGCTGTCGTGATCTGATCAGGCCAGTAGTGTGCGTCTGATCCAATAAACACCATACCGTTATCAACCTTGTGTTCTAAAACACGTCGATCTTCAGGGATAAAAGTTTTGTGATGGATTTTTTGTGACGCAGAGTAAGCAGGTAAAGAAATTCCTTGTTCATTTTGAATCTTTGCCTTGCGTAACCCAAATGCACGAGTAGATATACCAACGTGTTCAGCCGCCTTTTGGGTGCTGCCAAATCTCTTCATCGCAGAGATTATTTCTTCGTCAGATACTTTTTTTAACGCCACGGGGCTTCCTTGGTAGTTTTACTTCATCAATAGGGCCATGCGAACTTGAGTCGTACAAACAAGCAACCTCAACCGCCTCCTTCGGAGAAGCCCCAAAATGCATCGCCGCTATGGCAAAGTTGGCTCCCGTCCCTATGCTCCAAAAATCATTCTTAATTCTTGCCGGAATAATCGAACTCTCATATATCCACAAACCGTCGTGCTTTAAAGCAAGTACCGTAACCTCGGTATCAGAATCCAAATCCCCACCGGACTCCATTACCTGATAAAACTTTAGAATTTTGTCCCAATCACCACAAGCACCGTAAATACAATCCTTGCCCTGCCGTAACTTCTCTACTAAATAAAAACTATCGTCGCCGCTTACCATGCTATCTGCGGCAATTTCTCCCGTAGAAAACTTAGCAGCGATAGTTGTCATAAATGACCTTTAGCAATGTAATAGATAGTTACCATGAATAACGCTATGGTAAAACACCAAACCTTTAAAAGTCTTAATTTAGCCAGATCTCTACCAAACTCGTCCTTGCCTTCTTTTACTTCTTTCATCTGGCGCTCTTTAATTGCCAGAATCTCAACCCATTCCTTCTCGGCTACTTCTTTGCCGTACCGCTCAATTAAACTATCCTTTAATTCGTTTTCCGCTTCTTTAATTTGCTTTAATCTGCGCCACTCGGCAAAGGCGGTCATGATTGTGGTATCGCCTGTAACAACCCGCTGCCTTTGTTTAAATGCCTGCTTGGCTTGTAACTCGGCTACCCCTAGACGCTGAATATCATCTACCGCAGACGATAACTCCTTGCCAGACTGGATCGCCGATTTGATTCCCTGCGTTGCGCCCTTTGCCGCAGTAAGTATTGGATCGATGTCTGCCAAGATTCATTCCTATCCTTAAGTCTGGCCCCAAGTCTTAGCACCGGCTTTGGGTACAGATGTAGCCCAGACCGATACGGACTTCTTTAACTTCAGGGGTGCGCCACAATCGGAGCAGGTGTCAGCCGCCAACTCAGCCTCATCTAAGTCATACCCACAGGCGGCACAAACGTGGACTTCTTCAGAGCGGCAAACTTTTACTCCATCTACCTTATGCGCTTCAATTACTGTTTTCATTTTTGCCCTGCTCTCTTAGTGTGTTAACGACCCTGATGACTTCCTCTACGGGGTCAAATCCGGGGGCTAACGTCAGGCCAGCGTTTGCGTACAAATCCTGCATAAATGCCTCTACGGCTTCAAGATTCATCTGAATACCTTTAATTGCAATGTGATGGCGAATAACACCGCCCATACCCATACCTATCATTCTTTTTCTCCTATTTAAACCAAGGGCCAACCATCCAAGTCACTATTGATCTTCTAATACCCTTTGTAACGGGTTCTACTCCATGAAGCATAAAAGAAGGAAAAACTAAAATTGTTCCGGGTTTTTGTGGCGGGTAAATCTTGTTGTGTCCGTTTTGTAGGAACAGACGACCTCCCTCAAAGTCTTCATTTAAGAAAGCAAGAACCGTTAACTTCCTGCACTCTTTTTCTTCTGGGTTTATAAAGGTATCTACGTGGGCAAGGTAATGACCATCCATATCGTACTTAAGGTAGTCACACTGATTAGCGTGGGTCACATCAAACTTCCAAGCCTGCTGATTGGCAGAAAGTGCCGCACCAGACATTGTTGCCCCTATACCTCGATAGATCGGAAGGGGTACCTTCTTCACATCCCGAATCTTTTTATCAATAGTCCCTTTGGCTCCCATGCCAATTTCAGCATCGTCACCCTGTGCTTGGGACTCGCAACTTTCAATTATCTTCTTGCAAGACTCAGGAGTTAGTGCGTCGTCAAAGAACCAAAATGTGTAATCTTTGTTGACATGGTGGTTAAGTTTAGGCCGCTTGTCGTACTTCCACTCGGCATGGGGGCCGTTGACATCTACATAGTGCAGAAACACCTGAGCCTGCCACTTGCCCTCTTTATACGGCTCACGCCAATGATGCTTATCACACCCACGGTATAAGACTGCATCACCCACTTCCATCATTATCTTGGAAGCATTGGCACCGCCCTCATCACCCATATAGATAGGCCAAGGGTTGCCTTCAAATCCAAGGGTTAGGGTAGCACTAATCTCACAAGCCGGACGATCCGTGTGGATCTTTAACTCTTCGCCGGGAGCATAGAGACGGGCATAAGCATAGGTGGGGTAGAGTTTCTTGCCAGATGCAGCCTCAAAGTTAGGGAGAAGTTGCTCTAATAAAGAGTCAAAAACGGGTGCTCCATGAACGGCTTCAGATAGTGGGCACTGCGGATCTCTTGTGGTTTTTCCTTCAGCAACAATCCTTTTAAGTTCTGCGGTCAATTCCGCACAATTGTCTTTGTCAAGAAAACCATAAAGATGCGAATACCCTTGCATCTGAAGTTGGGTCATGGATTCACACATTAACTTCTCCTATAGTTTATGAGCGGCAAACACATTTACAAACACTGTTCCATCTTCTAAGGCTTCAATCTCGTGCCATTCATTCTCAAGAAGATTAACCGGCGTTGTTGTTTTGTCCATTATTAGTTGTTTATTTTCTTTACGGACTACACATTTACCAGCAGTACAAAAACTTGCATGGGCGTAATTATGTGAATGCTTTGGAAGGCCCTCACCTTTATTAGCGTGAAAAATATTTAGTATTGCACCGTCATAAGTGAATACGTGTTTAGGGCCAACCACTACCGTCATAGTGTTTGTGTGCCTTGTGATACAGGCTGTGGGTTAGGATTTGGTGCATCAGTAGGCTTAACAGCAACCTGACCATCCTTGAAATACCAAACATCGGCCTGACAGTTGTCCGGGCAGTCAAACCAATACAAAGGTTCAGCCACAGGGAAAGTTTGGTTATCTGGCTCAACTTGGGCAACCCGCTGGCAATTTAAAATCTCAGAGCGCACGGGTTCCCACACACCATTTACCTCATTCCAAGAAGAAATGTATGAGTAGTTAGAAATCTCATTGGGGGAAATTAATGCTTTCATGATTAATAAAACTCCTCTACGATAACTACGCCTACGCCGCCTGATTTTTGAGGTATATCACTACCACCACCTAATTGATTCATCTTGCCACCACCGCCGCCTCCGCCGCCATAGTTAGCACCAGCGGCTCCATTATTAATCTCGTTAAACCCACCACCACCACCTAGCCCACCAGCACCGAACATACTACTTCCACCAACTCCACCTATAAAACTACCTACGCCGCAAGTGCCAACACTCTGAACGCAACCGCCACCACCGCCACCGGTTATATTTAATTGTCCTCCAGAGCCAGCACCTCCTGCTCCACCAACAGCGCCGTCCTGACTAGCAGTAGCAGTAGTTCCGGCACTACCGGCAGTAGCACTTAAAAATGCTGGAGATCCAAATGATGATGTACCACCAGCAGCACCAGCGGTATAAGGTTGAGGGCCGGGAATAGCGGGAGCATCTAAGTATTCAATAGCAGCACCGCCAGCACCACCACCAGATTGCACTTGAGTTCCGGCTCCCGGGCCGGGAATAGCGGGGCCACTCGATCCACCACCAGCAACTACGGTAACTTTCACTGCCTTAAGTCCAGCGGGTTTTGTCCATGTACCAGTAGACGGGCCAGCATAGACGTTCATTATGTAATCACCACCACCTGCGGCGGCGGCTTGGGATAGCCATGCAGAGCCATTTGAGGTTAAGACATTACCTGTAGTGCCGGGGGCTACAAACTTAACCGCTGAAGTGCCATTACCAATAATTACGTTTTCAGTGGTAAGTGATGTTGCTCCCGTACCACCTACGTTTACTGCTGTAGTACCTGTGGTAAGTGCGCTTGCATTGTTGCTTGCTGGAAGAGCAGTAGATGTCCAAGCCGTGCCGTTAGATGTAAGTACATTACCCGCTGTTCCAACGGTATTTAACCCAGTACCGCCAGAGCCGGGTGGAAGTGCGGTTGCAAGAGTTAATGAGGTTAGGTGAGTAACTGCATCAACGACGTTAGTGCCGTCGTTATATACATACATAGTCTTACCAGCCGGAACCGCAATACCTGTACCGGTAGTATTTTTAACAGTGATTGTGTCAGCACAACCATTATTAATTATATAAACCTTTTCGATGGCAGGAACGATTAAATCCTGTGCGCCACCAGAAGTGCCCGTCAAATTAAGACGTAAATTACGTGCTGTTTGTGAGGCGTTAGTGTTAGTTAAAGTTAAGGTAACTGTGCCACTAGCAAAAGTCACATTTTCCGAGCCAACGATAGCCTCTTCTAATGCCACCCCGAGATTGTCGTTAGTGACGTTACCCCATGTCCCCGAGTTTTCCCCGGTTGCCATAAGTTGAATTTTTAAATTACTGTACGTACTTGCCATTGTTTACTCCTTAAATTAAGCCGCTATGGGCATCCAATTTGGTGTTTGTACATCATTAACAGGTATCCAGTTGGGGTTCTGATTGGGGTTAATTTTACTCCAGATCAGTACTTTTCCAACACGCCCTTGTCCTTGAACCCCCGTTACAGATACTACTTTTGAAATTCTTACTACAACACTGCC